AGAGAACCCACTTATTAAACTTTAACTTGTTAGATTTGATAATATTATTTATAGTTTAGGATATATCTAATATTTGACTTGTTGCAAAATGGATTGGCCTTAAAAAAATAATCCTCCGGGGAATGTCCCCCCCGGAGGATTAACATTTTAAACTTATTAAACTTATTAAACTTTAACCTATTAGATTTGATGGTATTGTTTACAGTTTAGGATATATCTAAAGATTTGATGGTATTGTTTACAGTTTAGGATATATCTAATATTTGACTTGCTGTTAAATGGATTGGCCTTTAAAAAAATAATCCCCCGGGGAATATTCCCCGGGGGATTAACATTCCTCCCTTTTTTAAATTTTACACATTTCCTTCTGCGTATTTTATAGCCGCTTCGTGCGACACAAACGACCGCCCCGCGAATCGATCGGGACAGCTGCACTCCCGATCCGGGGAAGTTACCGTGTAAATGCTGCCGCAGTGGCGGCAACGTGAAACTAAGGAATAGGCGGTTCTGAAAGTCACAACGTACTTGCCGCCAGCTTCGCTAATTTCTGCATAATAATTATTATCTTTTTTATTATGCAGTATTTCCAAGCTGTTTAATTTGTTCATGGCTCAAGTCTCCAATTTTTTAATTGTTCGATTGTCAAAGAGCTATCTAACGTAAGATAATAAATATATATCTAATTGTCAAGTATAATTTCAATTTTTTTTGTTTGCTTGCTTCCTTGCTTGCTTGCTTCCTTGCTTCCAATCATTATATTTTTAAATTTATTTTTGTACACCTATCCCCCCTTATCCATTATAATTTTAAAATTATAAAAATTGGGCAAGGTGTAACCCTTTATTCACCTTCTCGAAAAATCTTATTTCTCATTCTATTAGACATTTGAGTTTAAACCTGCTCATTTTACTGAGATATGAGACGAAAAACAAAAGCAAAAAACCCGTAAGTCTAATAATAACAATGAGTTAACTAAAAAGGTGTAAAACACCAAAAAATGCTGATATATTATAAATAAACAAGTAATTGATTATGAAATTAATTTTTGGCGGATTTAAAATACTTTAAAAACAGAAGCTAAAATTAAAATAAGGGGCAAGGTTCAAAAAATTCTAAGGAAAATTAAATATCAAGTATTGATAAGGAGTTAAAAATGAAAATCAGGTTCGTTGAATGTGAATTAACAAAAAAGGAAGTCACTGAAGTTATAAACAGGGCAGATGCTGCAGACGTAGAAAAACTTCATCCTTACTGGGATAATTTTAAAGATGATACTGTTTTTACAGTTAACTTTAATGGTAAAGAGGAAAATAACTGGATTGCAGTCACTGTTATGACAATAATTGAAGATATAGTCAATATTACTCATTGTCAGAATAAGAAGGAAGTTTTTAAAGCATTGATGGAATTAAATCTATCAACTTGTGAAGCTTCTTAGAAGGATTAATAAAAAAGAGCAGTAACAAATGTAATATATTTGACAGTAATGGTAAAAGTATTCGTTTTGTTAAGACACTGAATAAACAAATTTAAGGAGGAAGTAAATTATGAAAGTAAAAATTACAGACAAAAAAACTGGTAAAGAATTAAAGAAATTCTTTTACTGTATTAATGAAGGAGGTAATGAATGGATTATTGACGAAGATAATCTTGTTAATGACGATAATCGTGAATCGGAATGGATTAAAGTTGATAATAATAATTTTGAAGTTGAAATTGCAAAAGATAGTTAATAACAATAGGGGCAGTAACAAATAAAGGAAGCCAATTGGCTTCCTTTATTTGGAGAAACAACCATGAGTAAGTAATAAATTGAATTGGAGAATTATAATACAATATAATATATAACAAAAATTTTAAAAAGTCAACCCTTAATTATTCAAAGCGGAATTATTTAAAATGGAATTGTTAAAAACTGTCTCTTTTACTTTCTTGTTTATTTTCTCTATATCTCTTGCCGTCTTTTCGAAATGACTTCTGGCCAACGGATACAATTTATTTGACATCTCTTTTATAGGAAGACTTGAAGCAGCTATTGTAATAAAAGACTTTTCCATTTTGCATACTTTTTCTATTTGAATACCAATCATAAAAGCTGCTAATATTTTTTCATCTTCGGCCTTCATTGTAATTTCCTATCTGATATTGTCTATTTTATATAATAAGGATTCAATCTCGTTTAATTGTTTTTTGATGTTTGAATTTTCGGTTCTGTACTCTTTTGTATCGTGAGGTGGTTTAGTGTTATTTAATAGAAAAGAATTTAAGTGGTTGACACTGTTTTTTAATATTTGAACTATTTGTCTTTGAACTATTAGAAAATCAGTATTAGTCTCTTGATAATTATTTGGAAAATAGTCTTTAATTATTCTAATTGGATTTTTATGGGGAGTCATTGTATACCTTCTTTTGTTTTTTGAGAAAACACCAATTTTTTACTGGTATATTTATATCAATTGATTGTTAGTGTTCCCTTAGAATCTCCGTATGTAATCGTGGTTTATGTATTTCAATATAAATAAGAAAAATATTGACATCAACAGTTTTCTTTGTTATTATGTAAAAACAAGGGGAGAGTGACAATATGGAAGAGAAAAAAGCATTAGTTAAAGACTTTTCAGTAAAAATACAAAAGAATAAGAATAAATACGGGCAAAGGTTGATAGACTGTTTTATGTCTGTTAAAGACATAGAAGAGGGAGAACTGACTAGAGTTGACAGTGAAATAAAAACAATGCTGGCTACATTGGATTATATTTTTCGTTCTGTCATGGTAGAGGACCCAAAAAAGCCTGGACAATTTATTGAAAAATCTTTATCTTCAGACGACATAAAAGCTATTATTTTAATTACAAAAAATTTAGTGTCCGCAAAAGAAGTTCGTCGTAAACTTGAAAAAGAATTAAAACTGGATGTAGCTACAGTTGAAGAGTTTACTATAGAAATGTTAAAAATAGTAAAAAAAGTTTGTCCAGATCATTTAGCTAGAAAAGTAATGGGCGAATGTTTAAGTCTTATCAGGTTATATAGAGATGAAGGTCGTATATCTGATGACAATGAAATGGATTTAATGGAAACTTCAGTGAGTCAATCTGTTTTTGGTGACAATGGAAAAAACTAGTGAGTTAGCTTTAGATCGAATGATGGATACCATGGAAGGGTTCATCACTGGTCAAGAAGTAACAAAAAATCAAAGACTGCTGCCTTGGACTGACAGCAAGAGAGAAGAAATAGGTGGATATTTAAAAACTGCTCAAGGTATAGAAACGCTAATTAGGGACGAGTATTTTCTCGGATTGAGAGATTTAGTTTATGATGCTGTTTTGGAAGATATTATTGATTTATGGGAAGAAAGAAAAAAGAGAGAAATAAATTTAGCTATTTTTGTTGAAGGAATTGGTTCTGGGAAATGTAAACATGCACGTACTGTAATTCCTACTACTGAAGGTCTTCTTACTTTAAGTGAAATAGCTGATCAATGTAATTTTATAAAAGCTTCTGGCAGTCTTTTGTTACCCGGCGGTTATAAAATAGATAAAGGCGATAAATATACAACATCAACTTTTAAGATACATTCTTCAGATCATGTAGAAGAATGTGCTTTTGTTTATGATTCTGGAATAGTTCCTACTATAAAAATCAGAACTAGAGCGGGATTTGAATCGGAAGGGACTCCTCACCATTGTGAATTAGTTTTAGATGATTATGGAAAATTAAAGTGGAAGAAGTTAGAAGAGTTAAAAATTGGGGACTATATAATAGTCAAGTCCAATACTGATTTATGGGGCAAAGAAAATATTGATATTGATACTGCTTGGTTAATAGGAAAAAATTCTTACACTAAAAAGGTTCCTTTACTTATAAGAAAATCAAGTAAAGAAACTGTTAAGGCTTTTATACGAGGATATTTTGATGCAAGCGGCAGTCCTGATAAGAAAGGTAATATAAGAATTTCTTCTGTTAATAAGACTTTAATACGGCAAGTTCAATTATTGTTATTGAATATGGGTATTTTCTCTACATCAGTTTTAAAGAAAACTTCTTGTAATGGGAAAAAGAGAACTGCTTGGGGATTAAAAATAAATGGAGAATATGCTAGAAAATTTTATAATGAGATTGGATTTTCTTCAAAAAGAAAACAAACAGGTATTGAACGGCTTAAAGGTTTTGACGATTCAGATATAATTCCAAATATTTCTGAATATTGTTATAGAGTATATTCAGGCTGTAAAAGATGCGAAATTAAGAACAATAAGATGATTAATCCCTCTAAACGAGAATTAAAATTATTTCTTGAAGAGTTTAAAGATACAGAAAATCAAACGGACTGGAATTATTTAAACTATCTTGTTAATAATAATTTTCATTTTTTACAGATTGAAGAAATAAGCAGTGGAACAGGTCAGGTATATGATCTGACTGTTCCTGAATCTAATAATTTTGTAGCTGATGGTTTTGTTTCTCATAATACTTTGAAGGCCTCAATTATACAATGGTTGATGTGGTTAGAATTAACTTGTGTTGCTGCAGATCCTCAAGTTTTTTACAATCTTATTCCTAATTCTGTGATTGCTTGGATTACTTTGTCTAAAACTGAAAAGCAGTCCAAAAGAATTGCTTTTGGTGAATTATTTCACAGGTTTCAAAGTCCTTTTAATAAAGACTATTTTCCTTCAGACAGCAGATATTCTCAAGAATTAAGGATAAGTAGAAATAATACTACTCTTTTCCCGGGTACTAGTTCTGCTATGAGTGCTTTAGGTTATAATCTTTTTGGAGGTACTATAGATGAAGCTAATTTTTTAGAAGTTATTGAAGATTCTAAAAAAGCAGCTATGGAAGACAGGTATGATGCTGCTGAAGATATGTACAATGCTATAATGAACAGAATGATATCAAGATTTATGAAAGCCGGTAAAATACCTGGACTGTTGTGTATGATTTCTTCTCCAAGATATCCAACTGACTTCCTTGAGAGGAAAATAGAAGAATCAGAGAAATTAGGAACAGCTTCTGGAGTATTTTGGAGAAGAAGACCATTGTGGAAGGCTAAAGGTAAGAAATTTTATCCTTCTGGAGCATTTTTCTATGTAAATTCTGATACTTTAGAGGAAATAACAGAAGAAAAAGGTAAAAAAATAATAAAATTCAGAAATATGTTAGTAGATATGAAGAATGAATATGAAGAATATAAATTAGGAAAAAGGTTTGACTGGCTTGATGATTTATAATCTTTTGAGAGGTTATAATGTTAAAAGCTGCAATTGACATTGAAACAACTGGATTTAATGCTAAGAAAGATAAAATTACTGAAATTGCAATAGTCGTTTTTTTCGGATTAGAGGTTGTAGAATTATTTCATTCTTATGTAAATCCAGAGGTAGAAATTCCAAAGACTGTAATCAATTTGACTGGAATAACTAATGAAATGGTTAAAGGGTTTCCAAATTCCGAAGCCGTATCAGTCCGTGTTGAGAAAATATTAAAAAATAAAATGCTGTATGCTTGGAATGCTAATTTTGAGCAGAAATTTTTAAGAAGTGTTTTTGGATTAGATCGTTATTTTACTGATTTATTAAGTGTTTATAGAAAAGCTAAGCCTGATGTAGAGTCTTATAAATTAAATAATATTTGTAAGACTCACTCAATAACTCATAACAGTCATTCAGCTTTGAGTGATGCAGTGGCAGTATATTCAATAGCTAATATATTGAGGGTATAATGATTGAATTTAGGTGTTCAACGTGTAATTCTCTACTAGTTAAAGATATCAAAGAAAATAAGTTAATATGTTTAAAATGTGAAAAAGGAGCAGAACGAATTGTAGAACTTCAGGAAATTAAGTTGGCAGAAGATGACAGAGATTCTAATAAAATTAAGAAACAGAGGTAAGCTTTTTAGGGAATTATTTAAGTTGAAATGAATGGAGGTGTTGCTAACGTCATGATTATAAAAGTACCCATTGAATTACGAAACAGCTTTCTTGCTAACAGGGCAAATTTTATACGTGACATTTGAAGTTGCCTGTGTGCCTCTTCAAAGTGTTAGACCCTTCTTTAGAAGACGTAAACTTATAGAGAAGACGGTAGATTGGAATCGACCCAATCCTTTAGATGAGTTTGCTTTAACTTTTAAAGATTATAAACCTATTAATATAGATTTTCCAAGATTTTTACATTTTGACTTAGCAGTATCTGGAGATAATGCTGGAGTTGCTTGTTGTCATGCTAGTCATTTTGTAGAAAGAGTAGTTTCAGCCGGTGTTTCTAATACAGATAGAATTCTTGTACCTTTTATTTATTTTGATTTTTTAGGTAGAATTCAAGCACCTAAAGGCGGGGAAATTATGTTGGATGATGTTGTTAATATTATATATCAATTGGCAGAACTTGGAGTTTATATTGCTTTAGTAACTTTTGATCGTTTTCAATCAGTCAGCCAGATTCAAAGATTAAAAGCTGATGGGTTTACTGCTACTAATTTATCTGTTGACAGGACAGCTTATAGAGTTGTATTAGATAAACATTCAGATGACGGATACAGAAGAGATTCAACTAATAGACAATATATAGCAGCTATGCAGTGTTTTAAAGATGCGGTTTATCAAAGAAGATGTTCTGTCCCGGCTCACGAACATTATATAAATGAAGCAAAGAGGGCAGAATACGATGAAAGAACAGTAAAAGTCACTCATAACGTAAATAGTACTATAGATTTGTTACAGGCTATGGCAGGATCTGCTTACAATTGTGAAAATAATGCTTATCCTCCAATGACAGACATGGAAAATTATTCTCAGTCAGGTTTAGGAGATAATTTTTACGATATTAATTATACAGAATCTTATGAGCCAGAATTAGAAGATGATTTTAGTTCTGACAGTTTTTACAAGGAGTTTGAAGATGAAAAACCCTTTTAAATTAAAGTTGATGTCTGATTCTGCTATAGAGGCAATAAAAAGAGAGGCAGAAGTTAGAGGTCAACACATGGAAAGAAGTTACACCAGATTGTCAGAAGTTGACGGCGAGGTTGTAAGTCAGTGGGATGACCAATTTTATAATAGTTTACAAGAAATGGAACAAGTAGAGCCTGAGAAGGATAAAAAGGGTATAATTGGAAGAGTAAAAGAGGCTGTAAGAGGAAATTGGACAATAATTTCCGGTTCTAGAATGGGAGTTTTTAGGAGAGTACTGACTTTAGGTGAACTGTCTACTATTCAAAGTGCAGTCTTTTTAAAGTGTCAAAGTGATCCACATGCTCAGAATATTGTTAACAATATTGAATTTTACACTTTGGGCAGTGGAACTAGAGTAGAGTGTCAAGTTAAGGAGATTAAAGAAGTTATTGATAATTTTAGAAAATTAAATAAAATGGGTCAAAAAGAAAAGAAAATGGTTAGAAGTTGTTTTATAAATGGAGAATATTTTGCAAGATATGTAGACGATGGTAAAGGTAATTTACTTGTAAGGAGTGTACCTCCAAGTCAGATAGTAGATATTGACAGTGGAAGTGATGTAGAAACTCCATTAGCTTACAAAAGAACTTGGGCTGATTCCGTTGGTGAGGTTAAACACAGATGGATTGCAGATATTAATTATCATTATTGGGCTGCTTCCAAGTGGAGTAAAGGTTCTGATTATATTAAAGCTGGAGAGGATGAAGTTAAAGAATATATACAATTTATTAAGTATGGAGAAGAAGATGAAGAACGGGGCAGGCCTCCGATGTATAGTATTTTAAAATGGTTAAAATACTATGAAAATTGGTTAATTGATAGGATGATATTAAACCATGAAAGAGCTAAAGTTGTATGGATTAGAGAAGAAAAAGGAAAATCCCCGCAAAGTTCATTAAATCCAATGAATGCACCTAAAGGAGGTATAATACTTAGGGAGTCTGATAATGTCAGGTATAGGATTGAGTCTCCTAAATTAGAGTCCAGAGAAGCAAAAACAGATGGAGATGCTATATTATATTATATAGGTTCATTTAGAAATTTTCCTTTACATATACTTAATCAAGATGCTAGTGAAAGTGTATATAATGCTATTCGTAAATCAGACAGTCCTTTTGGACAGATGATTATAAGTAATCAAGATTTTTGGAGAGATGCATGGAAAGAGATGTATAGATTTGTTATAAAAAGGAAAATTATAGCCGGAGAGTTAAAAGCTGAAGTTAGAGTTCCTGTATATGATGAGACTAGAATTGTTGAGACTATTAAACTTGTTAATGAAATGATAATTAATGATCAAGAAGTTAATGATGTATTGAAGAGTGCTCAACAAAAACTTGGTAAACCTAAAAAGGTTAAAATTCCAGCTGTTGAAGTTCCTATTGATATTGTATTCCCTCAAATGGTTAATGATAATCCTTTGGAAGTAGCAAAGGTTCTTCAAATTCATAGAGAATTAGGTATAGCCAGTCAAAGTACTCTTGCTGTTAAAGCTGGTTACAATTGGAGTCTTGAGTTACAAAAACTTAAAAATGAAAAAGAGTTGGGTATTGACCAATTAGGTCAAAAAACTGAGCCGTTAAAGGATGATAGCGGTCAACCGGAAGATAGAGATAGAGGTCAAACAAAAGTTCCAGATATAAAAAGAAAGTAGGAGTTGTAATGAGTGAAGACAGGATTACAAAAGCTCATAAATTATTTGATTTAGATGTAGATGATAAGAGATTTTCTTTTGTAGTTTGTGAAGATGGTGATAATGTTCAAATTATTCCTTTAAACGGGTCTGTAGATGATAATATAAATAAAATCTATAGAATGATTTGTGACTTAAAAAATCAATTTGAAAATTTTAGACTTTTGGAGACTTTAAATGCCTCAGATCTCGGAGGAAGCTAAAGTAAAGATAAGAGAACAATTATTGAAGAAGTTTGACAAAGCTTTAGATGTAAATGCTCTCGCAAGTGGGACTCCACTTTGGAAGGCGTTGTTTTTTATTTTAGATATGTATAACTCTTCATCTTTCTACGGGATATTAGAATGGAAAATTGAAGGGACTGAAATAAAAGACCCAAAAATAGCCAGACAAACTTTTAAAACTGATTGTATGTATCCAGATTTTGATAATTTTTAATTTTTTTCCTTGACATATAGAGAAGATAATTTTATATTACTAATGTTAGTCATCTATAGATTTGGTGCAATAACATAAAATTGGCCGCTATCAAAGGTGAATAAGTAACCTACTAATAGCGGTCGATTTATTAATAAATCGGGAGAAATAATGCCTTGGAAAGCTTCAGATGCAAGTAAATTTACTAAAGAAGCTAAGACTTCTAACCAGAAAGTTCAATGGGCTAAAGTAGCTAACGGGTATTTATCTAATTGTCTTGAAAAAGGAGGCGATTTAAAACAGTGTGAAGCCAGTGCTATTAAAATTGCTAATGCCCATATAGTTAAAATGAAGAAACAAAAAGAAGGAACAGAGTGGGGTACTCATTCTATTAATAGTACAAATATAATAGAAGCTATAGAAAAAGAAGGTAAAAAGTTTTTAATTATGCGTGTCTTACAAGGGGAAGGAAATGAAGGACACGATGGAGTTTCTAAAAACGGCTTTTATTATAAATCTGATATTGCTGAAGATCTCTCAAATTACCTTCCAAGAGGGACTAAAATGTTCCTTGATCATGTAGACTCTAAAAAATTAAAAGAATTTTATCCGGTTATTGGTGAAAATCGTCCATTAAACCAGTTAGTTGGAGTATTGAGTGAAGCTTGGGGGAAAGACTCAGCTACTTTTGCTAAAGTTAGAGTTTTTGATAAGCCTGATACTGCTTGGGTTTATGAGGCTATTCAAGAGTATCCAGAAACTATAGGAGTTTCTATAAATGCTTGGGCTTATTTAAAAGAAATTAAAAAAGGCGATAGGAAAGTTAAAGAAGTTACTGGTTGGGAATATATACCTTCTGTGGATTTCGTCTCTAATCCTTCTGCAGGCGGTAAGTTTATATCTGTTGCAGAATGTGTAAAAGAAGATTTTAAATTGAATTATGATTTTGAAGAGGATAATAGTGAATTGTCAAAAGCTCTTTTAAAAGAAACAGCTAAAATCCTTTCGGAGGAGGATACATATAGAAGGCTTCCCGGAGTTGAAAGTTTGGCAGATTTTTTATTGTGGATTGCTAATCAAGAAAATATTGAAGAGAATGAACGTAGAGGTAGAATTATGGATGAGCTTGAAAGAACTGCTTTTCAAGATTGGGGAGCTTATTCTCATCCAGAAGAGGATTTTTACGAAAGTCAGAATAGTAATATAATAAACGGAGGCACAGAAATGCTTACTGCTGAACAGTTTAAGACTATTGACTTAGCTCAGTTGAAAGCTAACTGTCCTAACCTTGTTGAAGCTTTAGAATCTGAAATTTCAATAAAGGTTAAGGATGCTCTTAAAGTAGACGAGGAAGTTAATAGTTTAAAAACAAAGGTAGAAACATTAGAGGCGGCAAATAGTGAGCTGAAAAGTGAAAATGAGAAGCTCGTGAAAGAGAAAGCAGAGATAGAAGCCGCTAATAAAGTTGCTGCTAAGAAAAACTTTATCTCAGAAAAAGTTGAAGTATTGAAAATTCCTAAGATAGCTATTACCCCAAAAGTTGAGGAAGTTCTTATTGATATGGAAGAGGATGCGATAGCAGAATTTCTTGAGAGCTTAGCTAAAACTGTTAAAGATAAAGTTAGTGTTGATAACCCTGCTCAGAAAGGAGAGGATACAAACGCTAATAAAGACAAACCTGATGAAAAACAGGTTAAAGAGGCGTTCATAGCCGGTATGAATGCTAACTAAGGAGGATAAAATGGCTAAAACTAGTAATATTGTTATTCTCCATTATGGAGATAATAAAATTGATAAGTGGGCTATACCAATTGAATCCAGTACTGTCTTAGCTAAAGCTGATCTTGTAGAAACCGACGGATCAGGTAATGCCCAGGCTGTGGATTCTGCGGAAACTCCTACATTTTTAGGAGTATCCGATGCTTATTCTGGCAGTGGTGATACTGATGATTTACCCGTTGTTATGAAATGTATTATCAAGGGTAAAATGGCTGCTGGAGAATCGGCTACTATAGGTAAAGCTCAAAAGTATTCCGCTGGAGCTAATGGGACAGACTGGACTTTTGCTTCTGATACAGCAGAAGGTATAGTTTGGGCACTTGAAACTATCTCTACAGCGGGTTCTGGAAAATTAATGGTCGATGTTCGAAGACTTGATGTTGGTATTTTTGAAGTATTAACTACATAGGAGGACTCTAGTATGCGAAAAGGAACATTAAAAAGCTTCCTTGAAGCAAAGAAGCAGGAGGTAGGTGATAATAAGCACCTGCTTAATAGAGTTGTAAAAGAAGCTCTTGAAGATTTATTTACAAAAGGGGAAATCAAACCCTCTCAATTCTCTATAGGAGCTATTTATGAAGAGACTGTATTAAATGAGTGTCCTCATATTGATAGAACTTCTAATGCTAAAGATATTGCTGAAGCTGTTTCTTCAACTCAATTTCCTGTTATTGTGGGTACTGTAATTCATGCAGCTCTGATTCCCGAATATGAAACTGCTGTTGGAAATATTGCAACACTAGTTACCGAAGATCAGGCTACTAAGACTGCTAAGGAAGATATTGGCGGGCTTACTGATTTAGATAATTTAGAATTGCGCCCTCAGTCTATGGCATATGAGGAAACAGATCTTGGTGAAAAGAAAGTATCAATTTATATGGCAGACTTTGGTAGAATAATCAGTCTTACCAGAGAAGCTATTTTTGATGATCGTACCGGTGAAATTCTTCGTAGAGCTAGAAATGTTGGTAAAAAGGCTGGTCAGCACAGAGCTAAAATGATTGTACAGACAATTGAAATGGCAGAAAGGACTGCTTTTGGAGAGTCTTCTACTAGAGCATTTACTTATGATGGAAGTGCTGTAACTAAAGCTAATTTTTATTCTTCAGATCATAGTTCAGTAATTGATAAACAGGTTAATGCTAATGTAACTTCTACTGCTCTTTCTCAGGACGGTCTTTCTGCTCTAATGCAGAATTTTGGAAATTTAGTAGATACTAAAGGTGAAGAGATTGATATTGTACCTAAAATTCTATTAGTTCCAACTGCTTTATACAATACCGCTTATAAATTGCTTTCTAGTAATACGGACCCAGAAACGGTGAGTAATGACCCTAATCCGGTTAAGGGTATGTATAAACTTATGCAGTCAACCTTTTTGTCTTCTGATACTCAGTACTATTTAGGTGATTTTACTTCTCAACTTCTTTGGTTATGGGTTTGGAAGCCAGAAACTGCTTTTATGGGCGCTGATTCTGATTTAAGTTTCCGTAATCAGATTATATCTCAGTTCCGTTTTAACTATAACGGAGGAGTTGGACATACAGATTATCGCCATATAATGAGAGGCGGAGCTTAATAGTTTTATATATCAAATCCCTCTCCTATAGCTCACAGGAGAGGGAATGTAATAACAATTGATAAGGAGTAGAGATATGGGTGCATCTTATTATGAAATTTTCAGCTCTCCTAAGCAGAAAATGCAGGGGAGAGTAGTGTTTAACAATGATGTAGCATTTGATACTAAGATTCAACTTCCTCTTATTGATGAGGTTGGTGCAGTTAGGACTCAGAATGTTATTTGTGTAAGTTTAGCTGATGGTACACAAAATACTGGCTGGACGGAAGAGACAAATGGTTCTTTTGATGTTGGCAGTCTTGGTGAAGGTCCCACTGAGTTGAATGGAGCTATGTCTTTAACTCAGACTGATGCAGATTGTGATAAACAAATATATAAAACATGGTCTGCAGGATCTGAACTTGATTTATCTGCTTGTGATTATATAGGATATTGGTATAAAGGCGCAGATGATGACGTATTTACAGCTAATGATATAAGACTTTTATTGTTTGACGGGTCCAATACTACTTATGCTACTGCTTTTGAATCTCATGATGCTGTTGGAACTTTTACTGAAGAGTCTACAGCAGTTTGGAAATATAAAGAAATAGCATTAAGTACAGATTCTGATGACATTGCTAGACGTAAATATATTAGAAGGGTTGCTTTTTATTCTGATGCTGGAACTGATGCTCAGGTATTGTCAGTACACAATATTGAAGCCTATAAATACGGCTACGGTAATGGTCCTGCTTACGGTACTATAAAAAGATTCCAAGTTGCTAATGCTACAACTATTGATCGAGGAACTTTTTGTACTATAACTAGTGCTAACAGGATTGAACCGGTTGCAGATAATGATTATTCTTATCAAGGTATTGCTGTTACTACAGCAACTACTGGAGATGAGAAAGGTACAGTTACAGTAGATTTATTGATTGACGGTATTGTGAATATGTACTCTCTTGAAATATTAACCGCCGGAGACGGTGTTGCTATAGCAGGAACTACAAATGTTGTTGATGACGGCGGTGCTAGCTCTGAAAAACTTCAAATAGGTACTGCTATGGTAACTTGTATAGCAAATGATGTTGTTCCTATTTTAACTGGAAGGTATGGATATGTTGGAACTGTTGGAACATAATAAATTGTCCTTTGTCATATCCCTTAAAATTGTTGGGGGCCTGCTATATGGGCCCCCAATAATCAATTAAAATTAATTGAAAGGAAATATTATGCCTTCTGGATTAAGAGCTGCAGCACGGTCCGGACAATTAACTAAAGATCAATTAAAGGATTTGTATTTATATATTAAAGCTAATCCTAAGTTGGACCGAGTAGATAAAAAAGAAGCTGAAAAGATTTATAAGAATCCTAAGTCTTTTTTTAATAAAATTGTACCTACTGTTGAAACAAAGACTAAGTCAGAAGTAAAAAAGACTAAGTCGAAGTAGGTTTTTTGTATTTATTTTTACTTTACTTGACTTTATATAAGGAGTGAACATGCCTTCCCGACGTGTACGTATTGCCGACACTAGTACAGCTTTAGCAGCCAACGGGTCTTATACTTCAGGTGTAAATCGATGTGAAGACTATAAAACTGTAAGGGGAGTAGTCCGTACAGATAAGAATAGTGCAGCTAATGGATTTAAAGTACAACAAAGTCCTGACGGCAGTAATTGGGACGTCTCTGATGAAGTTTCAATTACTGCTAATTCAACTTATACTTTTGAACATACTTTATATGGTAAATTTGTTAGAGTTTCACTCACTAACGGCAGTACAGCTCAAACTGTTTTAAGATTAGTTGCTTATATGGTTATATAGGAGGAGATATGAAAAGGTTTTTGTTTATTGTAATTATGTTATTTTCTGGGACTATAATAGCTCAAGATAAAGTATCACCTCCTGGAATGTGGACTGATGCTATTACTATTACAGGAAAAGATACTATAACTAGTGATATTATTGACTTTACTGGTGCTACAGAATTAATAGTTTTTGCTAGAGGGGATACTTCTAATTACGGCCAAACTAGTTATCATAATGGTATTATCAATAAAACTTCTATTATTTTTAAATTAGTAGATTGGTTTGGTAATGTTATCAAGAGACCTGGTTTTAGTGCTGAAATTAAAACTGTTGTTGATAGTGTAGTTATAGATTCTACTTTTGTGTATCCTGTTCATATGGACACTACTGGTCATTATTATAGAGGATTATTTGAAATTCAAGCAGCTGAGGGAGACTCAAATATTTTTAGAGTAGACTTAGGACTATTAGTGAGATAATAAATGTCTTATCATACTTACAATGTTTATATAGAAGGGGAAGTAGTTGATACAGATACAGATCTTATAGAAGTTAAGCTTCCTCTTATTGCGAATACAACAATAACAGAAGTAGTTGTAAATTCAATTGATGCTACTTTTGGAACTGCTACTATTGTAGTCAGTAAATTTTCTGCTCCTACTACAGATGCTTCTGATATAATTGTAAGTTTAGTAACTAATGCTACTTGGGCTAGTCAATCTGGGACTTTAACAAGTAATACTAGTTTTTTTATAAAAAGTGGAACTCCAAATGGATTATATGGAGTTAATGTATCTTTGAATTTTACGAGGTAGTGATGAAGAAATTACTGATATTTTTGTTACTTATATTGATGGTTCCTTCTATGGTTTTAGCTCAGAGAGGGAGTAGAAGGTATTCAGCTTATAGTTATATATTTTTTGGTACAGCTAAAGATAGTACTTCTTCTACTTATATGGCATTAGTAGATACTGTTACTCATAATTTAGTATTCTGGAATGGTAATACTAGTCAGTGGTATAAGTTAGATTATGATTCTACAGCTGCAAACTCAGATATATCTAATTATTTAACTGATTTTCTTACAGATCCTCATATATGGGAAAAAAGTCAAAGTTTTTTGGATTCTATTTTTGTATCAGTAATTGCAGATACTTCTAATACCAATAAAATTACTTTCTTAGATACTGTCTCAGCCCCTTTGTATTATAAAGGAACTTCAGCAGAAGATGACTCAGTTTTACTAACTAAACATAATATTACATCACTTATTAGTGATTCATTAATTAGTATGTTTACTGGTTCGGATTTTTGGGATTCACTTGCAGTTGCAGATTCTACAGATTTTGGAGTTGATAAAATAGGTTTTAATAATATTGCTAATATTTCAGATCATTTTAATCAATATTTAAAACTATCAACAGTATTTGATTCTGTTATTGCTATCACATCAGATTCTCTTGCAGATAAATCAACACTTGCACAAACAGCTCTTAAGCTCGATAAATCAGCGGCACGTGATACAGTAAATGAAGTTATGAATTTAGGGAGTACCGGCTTTAGCGATGATTCACTTTTTATTTATCTACCGCTTGATGATAATGCAGAGGATATATCTGGCAATAACCGGGATTTTACTATTTATGGCGGGGTTTCTTTCACGACTAATCCAGACAGTATAGCGGTTAACGGCGCGGCTTATTTCGATGGTTCGACCAGTTATCTGAGTTACACGCTGCCAACGACAATTGACAGCACATGGGATATAACTTACTCGGCATGGGTATGGCTGGATTCGACGGGGGTATTGACATCACCGGCTATTTTTGGAACTGATAATTGGGCAACTGGAGCAATTGGCTTATGCTTTAGTTCAAGGCCGATACTTAAATTAATTTGGCGGAATGCAGATGGTGTACAAGATGATATTTTTTATAATATGACTGAAATATATGACGGAAAATACCATAATATTGAGGGAAAAATATCTTACACAGATGGTGTGGCTGAATTATGGGTTGATGGTGTACTGAGTAGCAGTGAAAATGTAACATCCGGCTACGTTCTCGATGGATCTTTGCGTTTAGGTTATGCGGCTTCTCAACATCGATGGAAAGGTTTAATCGATGAGGTCAAGATATACCTCCGCAAACGAACGGATGCTGAGACGCGCAATGATTATTTGCATCCTGAAATTGCGAACATGCGAGTAAGTAAGGCCGGCAAAATGGCGGATGAGGAAATATCCGGCAATTGGAATTTTACTGGCGACAGCCTGGTTGTGGCGAACGATGCTTCCTTCGCAGACGGCGGCGTTACAATTACAGAAGCTGATACTTCAATAACGTTTAAGGGTAGGGTTTTGATTGATATTAATGACGATATTCAAGGTCTATATATTGATTCCGAAGCAACTAACCAAAAGGCTTTTACCATATATCAATCAACATCTGCGGATCAAAACGGAGCTTTTTTTTCTTACGATGGAGATCAACAATTTACTACAATAAATAGTGCGTATGGAAGAAATAATATGAATATATACCGCAATTTACCATCAGAAACAACGGCCGATAGAATGATTTATATTCGACAAGATCATTCTGGAGACGATAAAGAAGTTATGAGAATAATGAATGATGGCACTGGAACCACTTTCTTAATAGATCAAAACGGCAATTCAAAAGCAATGGTAATAGATAATGCCGGCACACAATTGTCATTCGAAATTCTATCTAACGGCGCAACTGCTTTTTCTATTGCTGCTGATAGTAATGTTGTGGCAAGCAAAAATCTTGATGTAGGCAAAACTTTATCCGCTGATTCAATATATGTAACAACCGGCATAAATGGTGATAATTTGACTATAGCCGGCGATGCTTCCTTCGCTGACGGCGGCGTTACGATTGATGAAACGGACTCAACTTTTACGGCTCATCAGGTACATATAACAGATAATGCGTTCTATGAGGGATTAGTAAGCCATAATTTCGACGGAACTTCAGCGTCATCTGACACGGTTTTAACGGCAAGAGTGATCAATATTGATGCGTCCGGTACTACATCGGGAGATATACATGGGTATACGATAACCAAGGTTGGCAATGGCCTGAGCGATGTTGTTGCGGTGGGCGTTACCGACGGCGTTAGTGTTATACACCAACTTATTAGTACTGCCTGCATTTTAGATACCGTATGGAAATGTGCAAACGGCACGGAGAATTATATAAGTATTACGGATGCGGCTAAAAGTACGGCTATAGACAGTCCCATGTTTGCAAGTCGGTACGATTCCTTATTTATCGGCTCTGATAGTTTATTTAATGAAATAGAAATAACCCTTGAAACAGAATCCGGAAAGACTATTGAACCTACATTTTTCTACTCTGCCGGAACTAATTCTTGGCTGCCAATGCTTCCGATTGACGGCACAGACGGCTTACTTCACAACGGTAAACTAATTCTTCCCGATTTATCTGCGAACTGGGCTAAAAATACGGTAAATGGAGCGGAGCTTTATTACATAAAAATAGTACGAAATAGAGTTAATATTGTAACTACGCCTGTATTGAATAGTTTAACCTTGCATTGTGAGACCCTCTATGATTGGGATGACAATGCAAGTCTGAGCGTTAAAAAAGTAACCTCTGACACAATTAATGTTGAAGTTGAAAGCGTAATAAGCGGGACGTTTTCCCTGACCAATCCGATACTTCCGAACCTTGACGTTTCCTTCGGCAGCTGGCAGGGGCTTCCGAATTATTTACCTACGGTAAACGACACGCTCGAAGTGATTGCCCTTTACGATTCTATTGCCGCTAAGTTTGTTCCAGCGATCAAAGGAATGCATCCGGATACGGGAAGTGTAATTCAAGAGCTTTATATATTTTCAGAAGTCTTTGAAATTCCGCCTTACTTCACGGGCGTGGATTCAGTGGTTTTCGAATACCAGACCGGCAATGCTTCAACAGACAGCAGCGCGGTTGCAGTTATTATCTATGAGTACGCGGATGGAGCTTTGACTTCCCTTGATAATACTTCGGCAGCTGCAAGTTTAACATGGGCGCACGATGCCACTTTGACTTCGTTGACCGATCTTGTTCGATACGATAAGTTTGTAATTGCAGCGCAGCTTAAGTCTATGC